TACAAGTGCGCTTGTCGATGGTGTGCGGTCGGCCTTTGCATTGTGGCAGGTCGATACTGCTCGGGGTCAGAAAACGTGTGAACGGCTCGGGGTTCCGTACCAGCGGAACACTTGCTTTGACGGTGCTGTTGTGAAGTCAAACGGGCCTGCCAGTAGAAATGTTCGGCATTTTGTACGCGATCCAATGACGGGACTGTTGATTGATAGAACCGAACAAATTCAGGCGCTGGACTCCGGCTCTGCTCGTGAGATCAAATTGGATGCTATGTATGAGTGGATTGTACAGTGCGAAAATCAGGGTATCGCGCTTACACATATGAGTGGCAATAACGCCGTGTCTAAGCGTGTAGAGGACGCTGATTCACCAGAAGTATTGCAGGGTTTGAGCAAGTCTGTGCTGGAAAATTATGTTCGGGATCTGCAACGGGCAGGTCGTATTGATAAGTTCCAGTTGACTGCAACAGGTGGCAAGATCTGGTTGGGTGATGTTCGGGGTCTGATGTCACGGGGTGAATATGAACCAGTTACAGGTCGGGATAATGTCTGATATCGGAGATTTGTTCGGGGAGTACGCGACTCCATTCAAGAAAAAGATACTGGAGGAGCTGGCGAAGAAGCAAGAGTCGCAGCCCAACTCTCCAAAACCCCGGCACGTTACGCACATTTGTTCGCATTGTGGGTCGCAGCAGGCATGGTACAGCAGTGATCATGGTGCTACATGGCAGTGCTTCAATCATAAAAACTAATCAGTTGTAAGCTCACCACCGCAAGCAAGATAGCCACAGCCGTCAATCCAGTTGTCGGCGTGGCTTTCGTTTGACTTAATACGAGCAATTTTAAGCAGCGCCATCATAACAGCAACGTCAGCCGCAGTGACCGGGGTACCAAGATGTACTGACCAGTACATGGCAATGGTCTTGAAATTGTTCTCCATGTTCCCGTGCTGGGACGCCCGGTCTTTCGTGACATAGCTCTTGGCTGTGTCAAGTATCTCTTTTCTTTTCATGGTATTGCCCTAATTTTTTATTTACAAGGCGGTTATCACGCCCTATCATTTTGTGAAATTATAATGTTAAATTAGCATGTGCAGTGGAGAAATAAAAGCATGAGCAGAAAGTTTGTTCACATTGATAATCGACTACCAGTAAGTCTGGAGTATCACGACAGAAGGGACAGAGAGAGAAACAAAAAAGCGTGGCAGGAAGCTAATAAAGATCTGCCGGATAACGCCTTTGGTGAGAGCGTTATGACAGAGTGGGATAAGCACGGAACGCTAGACATAAAAGAAACACACATTTTTAAAACAACAAGTGTTGACTAACATAGCAATAGTTGCTATATACAAATAAATGCTTAACAACAAACGAGGTAAAAATGTCTAAAAATACAAAAGAAATGACGCACGAAGAGCTTATTGAGCATCATAGAAAAGAACGCGAAAAGGCTTCAAAAGCGCGTGACAAAATGATTGGTCACTTGTCACCAGACATGATCCAAGCTGTAAAAGATTTAAAGGAGATCGCGTCTAGCGTTGGCGAGACGATGCAGTTTGAGGGGTCTGAGTATGTGTGGGTCAGCGATATGCACAAGCTGATTGACAGGGCTAATTCTGTAAATTCTCTGTTCAACTTTGATGTAGAGGAGCGCGGATAATGTTACCTGATGTTGATCAACAAGATGATCGTCTGATATCCGTACAGGATCAGATGATGAGGTTGGCGTCAGAGATTAATGATGCCGAGTGGGAAGGCCGTGACGCTACAGCGTTGAAGGCACGGTTTAAAATTCTTAACGCTAAGTTCATGGAGGGCATTGTCTATGAGCCAAACTTCTAATTATGCAGAGGTCAAGGCAATGGTGTCGCAAGCCACCAACGCCGTTGTGGGACTTTACTGGAAAGACTGTGACACGCTAGGTCGTCAGCGTTTGATTGACGAGGCTGTAAGTAAGTTGCAGGAAGCCCAGAGTTTAGTAATTAAGGCAGAGAGACAATGAACGTCATAAGTTTATTTGATGGTATGTCTTGCGGTCGCATCGCTCTTGAGCGGTGCGGCTTTGCCGTTTCTAACTATTGGGCATCAGAGATCGACAAGTACGCTATGAAGGTGGCGAAGGCTAATTACCCAGATACAGTTCACATCGGTGATGTCCGCAATGTAATCTGGCCTGAGATATTTAACGGTGAGCCGATTGATCTGTTAATCGGGGGTAGTCCGTGCCAAGGTTTTTCGTGGGCTGGCAAACGGCTCAACTTTGATGATCCGCGTAGCAAATTGTTTTTTGAATTTGTTCGGGTATTGAAAGAGTCAAAACCGAAGTGGTTCCTGTTGGAAAATGTAAACATGAAACAGGAGTTCCAAGATGTGATTTCGGAACATCTTGGGGTCAAGCCAGTTCGGATTAACAGCAATCTGGTATCAGCGCAGAACAGGGATCGGCTGTACTGGACGAATATTCCCGTGAAGTCGATGCCGGAAAACCGAAGAATTGTTCTTAAAGATATTCTGGAGGACGGATTTGTTGACCGCGAGAAGGCGCATTGTCTGGACGCTAATTATTTTAAGGGTGGCAATTTAAAGTCATATTTTGAAAAGCACCGCCGCCAGTTGGTTTTCGACATTGAGTCAGATGAGAATTGTTCTGGTTTGGTGCTGGCTGGCGAAGCTGATCTTAAAGGTCATGGCTACAACCGCAGGGTGTACCATCCTGATGGTAAGGCACCAAGTTTATGTGCGGCTAGTGGTGGAAACCTAGAGCCTAAAGTTCTTTTAAACCCAGCGTCTATCGTTGGTCGCCGCATAAAAGATGGTGTTCGTAAGGATAACGACAAAGAAGTTCCGATCACGCAGTGCCTAGAAGTGCATGAGGTGGACAAGTCGCGTTGCTTATCTACAGTGGAAAAGGACACATTGCTATCACCATTGCCAGAAGGTCGTTACGAAGATGCATACAGCGATGATATGCGGCTGATGTGGCGTAAGCTAACGCCGCTGGAGTGTGAGCGGTTGCAGACAGTTCCAGATGGGTACACAGCGCATGTGAGCAACACGCAACGCTACAAGATGCTTGGCAATGGTTGGACAGTGGATGTTATCTGTCATTTATTAGAGGGCATGAAAAATGGCTAAAATAGCTAAAATAGCTAAAAATGGAATTACAATCGCCCCAGATATTAAGGGGCATGAGCGTATTGTTGAGTGGTTTGTTGAACGCAGGGATGCAGTTGACAAACTACCAGAAGAATATGTTATTGCGCGTGATGACTATTACGCCAATTACAAGACGCACCACAAGCAAGGTTCAAAGATCAACAAGTACATTAACCATGAATATATTCCAGTGGTGGGTGGTTTGGTCGAGGCAGCGAAAGTCGGTCGAGATGAGCCAGATGTGTTCTACAAGATGTTGGTCAAGGACACAGATAAGCATGGGAGTTCTTTGTACGGTAACACGCACGACATCAGTTGCGAGATGCTATTTGTACGCACAGATCAAAAGCAGTTGTACAGGAATGTGTTTAAGGTGAGGTTGCGAGTTCAGCAGGAGTGCTACGATTTAATGCACCATCTGAGGTCTGACGAGCCGGAGGCAGATGCAAATGCCCGGTTGTTCTTGCTGACAACCCGAACAAATTCATATGACATGGCGTATGAGTACGAGTTGGATAATGTTCGGCGGGAAGCTATCCGTGTGTCAAAAAAGCGATACGAGGGCAAGAAGCGCGAAGAACGCGCTACGCCTATCTGGGCTAATCATTTTAAAATCAATGCAGTATACAGTGATGCTTATAGATTAAATAAACGTGACGGTAAGAATACATGGCATGTTGACCATATCTTTCCGTTGCATTTTGATGATCGAAAAGGGCGCACGGGGTCTGGGCTGCACATTCACCAGAATTTACAAATCATTCCCCGTGAGGTTAACCTAAAGAAGTCTAACAGGTTTATTGGATGAAGTTGGAGTTGTTTCCCATAACGATCAAGGATGCGAACAATTTCGTTGATCAGCACCACAGGCACAACAAGCCCGTAAAGATCGGGTATCGGTTTGCGCTTGGCGCAGTGTATGACGATGATTTAGTCGGGGTTGCTATGGTCGGTAGACCAGTTGCTCGTATGCTGGATGACGGGTTCACGGCTGAAGTGTTACGGGTTTGCGTGTTAGACGCAGCGCCGAAGAACACTTGTTCGTTTTTGTACGGGAGGTGCTGGCGAGTCTGGCAACAAATGGGCGGCAAGCGCATGGTAACATATACGTTACAATCTGAGTCGGGTTCTTCTTTGCGCGGCGCAGGTTGGAAGATAATGGGTGAGGTGTCAACGCGGTCTAATCCGTGGGGTAGTTCCAGCAGAAAACGGGAACACCAGCCGATATACGAACAAATGAAGTTCAGATGGGAGGCATGAAAGGAGGCTGTTATGGCTGAAGCAAATAGAATGTTCTGGGGTCTGAAAGAGTTGCGTATGCTCATGGATGAGGAGGTTGCGCTGGATCGGATCAAGGAAAAGGTGGATAAATTGACCGATATGGCGCTCGGATGCCAGTGCAGTGAGCGTTATAACTATGTGGTGTCGGATCAAAAGCTGATGATTATGCCTAATGGTGATTATTATAATCGGCTTTATACAGATGAC